TTTTTAAGAAAAGCAGGGACCATCCCGGCAATATCCACCCATCCGGCCAGATAAGCGGCATACCAAAGCGGTGACGAATAATATTCATTGTTGCTCCATGAATCACGGATGCACATAATGAATGTTTTGCCCTTGGTCTGATTTCCAAATTTCCGGCGCTGCAGGTCTGCCATCGGATCATATTCATCGAGCACATCAATCGTTTGATAAATTCCCGAAACGGGAATATTTGGCCATCTGCCCGAAACAACGCACTTTTCAATAACTCCCTGGTCATTGGCAGCGGTCAACCGGCAATATTTGGCATTAATCGTATTCATTCCCACAATCTGCGAACCATCGGCGTTCATCATAAATTGAACGAAAGCAATGCCATACTTCAGGTAATCGCGCATGGCTTTCTCCATATAGCGGCGAACCATGCGACTATTGGCAAAAACAGGAAGGTTTTTATCATTCGGAGCGGCAAGTGTTTCATTGCCATTGGGGTCATAACCGGTCACAATGCAAGGATAAATACCCTGTCCAAGCGTAAAATTGCGGGTAAAACGCAACCCCGTATTCAGCACTCCCACCTTGCTGATGATGGCATCCGCGGTAGTCGGCCATAAATTATCAGATCCCCAGCTGGCTAACGTGACACCATCAAGCCAGGTTCGGTCCAGATCCACCCCTGCCGGTTTTGGCGATGCAGTAGTTTTAGGCCTGATTGGATCCGGAGCTCCTTTTGTAACACCCATATACGACTTACCTGAAATCATCAACGGGTCACCTGCCTTATTCCAAAGTATATCTGCCATCTCTTATATTGTTTATTGAAAATTCATTTACCGTCTTTGCGAAATACTGCCTGTCCCGATCCCTCTGGAAAATAATCTATTATTCATAACGTCTTCCCGAACTTGTTTCGGAACCACTTCTTCAACGTTTTTTTCTTGAAAACTCTTTGATTCCATAATCCTATCCAGACTATTTTTATTATATTCAGAATAAAGGAATAATTTCTGGTATTCAACTTTAAACTGTTCTGCTATATATGCAATCTTCTCTTCAGAATCAGTGCAAAGGCGAGAGCCGACAGCCGTAAGCGTGCCATCGTAGTCGTAATCCGAAGCCGAAAAACCGAACCCGGAAGACAGAACCTCAAACCAGGGATAGTACTTATTTTGTTCAGAATTACTCCAATCCGGTCGCCATCCATTGTTGATGGCCTTATAGATAATCAGCAGTTTGTAATATGCAATGATTGGCTTTCTGAATTGTGTAGGGATCAACCTGACATGATGCAAAAAAGTTGGAAAAATATTTTCCTTAATACGGGCATCCTCGAAGGTTTTGATTGTCCTGAAATCAAATGCAGGATTGGTTTCTGTTGATTCTGTACTTATCTCTTCCGAATATAGGAGAAAATCCTGGTATTCAATTTGGAACTGTTCGGCTATATATATGGCCTTTTCGCCTGTATCAGTGCAAAGGCGAGAGCCGACAAACGTAGACGTGAAATCGTAGTAGTAATGCGAATACGAAAAACCGAACCCGGAAGACAGAACCTCAAACCAGGGATAGTACTTATTTTGTTCATAATTACTCCAATCCGGTCGCCATCCATTGTTGATGGCCTTATAGATGACCAGTAGTTTGTAATAAGCAAAGATTGGCTTTCTGAATTCCGCCGGGATCCACCTAAGGTAATGCAGAAAAGTCGGAAAAATATTTTCCTTACTACAGGCATCATCAAAGGTTTTGATTGTCCTGAAATCAAATGTAGGGTTGATTGTGGTCATGATTTTATTTTTAATGGTTAAAAATTATTTTATTTATTGAATATTCATTTTTCGTCATTGCGAGGTACGAAGCAATCTGTTACTCTATGCTTCTTTAAGTCTCCCCCTTCCGGGGGAGATTTAGAGGGGGCTTTGGCTTTCACATCCTCACCTTCATCCCGTTCCACTCCACCAACCCGTCAATATGCACCGGGGTAACATGTCCGCAGCCTTCGCCCATCGCATCAACCGGCAATACCCCTCTCATCCGGTTCTCCTTCATATTCATCTTCAATCCTGCAGCCACTGCCCGGTGCATAAACACCAGTTCGCCGTCCTTCTTCACAAACTTCAGTGAGAAAGTAACCTGCTTCCCGTTCGGAGTTTCCTTTACCTCATATTCTTTCAGCGCCAGGTTCCGGCGTATGGTGATCGGTTTTACAGCCATTCTGCTTAATATTTTTAATTTATGCTTACGAATGTAAGCAGCCCGTTATCTCATGGAAAGGACAAAAAAAATCCTTGCACTTTCCTTTTCCTTAAAGTTCCTAAACTGCATATGATCCTTAATATCCTTACTCCACAAAAAAAGCCCCGTAGGGCTTAAAACAAGGTAAGCTGCTTTACTCCCGTCAACAATTCATCCAGCAAATCCTCCTTAAACTCCTTAATGACCTTAAAGTCCTTTTCCTCCTTTAAACTTTCAACTTCCTTCAGCACAATCTCACTTTCCTCTTCCCCAATCGCCACAATGTATGGTCCCAATCCGCTTGGATGAATCTGTACCCTCCATGCCCCGTAAAATTGGTTAGAAAGAGAGTTCATCCATGCCACTTCTCCCAACATTCCATTAAGACACATATTAATCACGCACATCATAGCACAATTCCTGTCCACATCCGCTCCATAAAACAATGCATTCCTGTTCACCCTGGCCGCTGCCATCAATATCCGTCCCGATCCGCATGCACAATCCATCACCCTCGGTGCGCAGCCAACTTGAAACTTTGAACTTTGAACTTGAAACTCTTCTTGTGTCATCCTTGCCATCAGATCGCAAATCGGTTCCGGTGTAAAAAACTGCCCGTTATGTCCAAAACTGACAAACTCCATGAAGAATTCTCCAAACACATCATGTAAACCTTCGCCGTGGTCATCCATCTCCATCACCAGGGCGCCAAACGCTTCAGCTATCAGGTAAGCTTCCGGTTTATCGTATCGCCTCACTATTTCAAGATACCGGTCTTCCATCGCTCCCAGGCTAAGGGCGCACACTGTCATTTCTAAAAAATCACTGAATACATTCGAAATGCTGTTCCTACGCGCCAACTGCTGCATGTACTGGGCAAAGCTTTTCTGTTTTTCCATAGTCGTAATGATTAAAAAAAAAGGCCCCGCATCCCTGCAAAGCCTTTCTTTTTTAAGCCTCCCCTCTCGGGGGAGGTTTGGAGGGGGCTGTTTACATTTTCCCTTCATCCGCAAACGAATAATAACTCTCCGAAGTCAGAATCAAATGATCCAGTACCGGTATATCCAGAACCTTACCCGCTTCCTGAATCTTCTTTGTCAAATCTTTATCCGCTTCACTGGGTTCCAGGTTTCCCGATGGGTGGCAGTGACTTAGAATTATACTTGCTGAATTTGATTTTAAAGCCGTTTGCATAATCATTCGCACATCAGCAATCGTTCCAGTGAGCCCTCCAACCGAAATCTGGCAGTAACCCAGCACTCTGTTATTTCGGTTCAGACAAAGAATGTAGAAGAATTCCCGGTAATCCAAACTGGGAAAAACACCCTTCAGGCAATCGTAAGCTTCCCATGATGTAACCACCTTTGGCAGTTCCGAAGCTTTTAACTTTGGTTTATAACTGATTTCGATTTCTGCCAAAGTAGAATTAAACATTGGCACCGGAGTAAATAAATTAGTTTGCATTCTATGTCACCACTGCCCTGTGGATTTATGTAGGCTGGCTCTCCTGTTAATTTTGAGCCATCACCAATTGAGCAGACCGGATTCTAGTCAAGGGCGAATGTCAGTTTCGAAGAAAGTGACCAAGCGCGAAGCGTGGCTTCCATAAGGGACCAGGAAAGAAGCCACCCTTTACTTTTCCGGCCGGCGATCAATAACTTTGCTCCAAAATTGAGTGAGAGTAATCCCCTTCCACCATAAGTCAAGCCCGATTCAAGGCATAAAAAAAGAGGCCTTAGCCTCTTGGAGTTAAAATATCAGCAGCATCAACTTGCGATGCTGCTTACAAACTGGTTATATTCAAAGCTGATCAGTTCCTGATCGAGTAATTCAGATGCTCCTTCGAAGTAAATGGAGTCGAGGTACTGGGTGAAGGCTTCCCAAAGGTTTTGGCGGGTTTCCTGATCTTCTTTTTTGGTCAATCTGTAAGTTTTCATACGATAGTTTTTAAAGGTTTTTAAAGCCCCCGGTTTCCCGGGGGCAATTTCTTTTAGAAAGGAAGATCATCTTCAGCAGGCTCTTTCTTCGATTTCTTTTTTGAAGATTTTTGAGCTTTCTTCTGTTCTTCAGGGCCATAAGGCTGTTCGCTCTGTTCTTTGGTCTGGTAGTAACAAGTGTGGGTACGGTTGAATTTGTCGGGGCTTTTCATTTTAGCCACTTCAAACGAGAGGTAGGTGATTCCGTTCTTTTCGAACGTTGCCTTTAGGGCGTCTTCCATTGGGATTACTACTTTCACGATGTCGAGATCGTTTACCTGAGTTCCTTTACCGATGTAATGTTTTTCAAAAGTTGTCATAACTGAAAAGTTTAAGTTAAAAAATGATATGCAGGTAATCGGCTACTTGAACCGGAGCCGGCAAAGAGGAACTGGAATACCGGTAAGCAGCGCTTGTCCTGAACTTGTTTCAGGAAGGATATGCCGGGAAAATCCTTGACGGGTTCCACTTCTCCGAGGGCAAGGAAGCCACCTTAGCAGATTATTTGGCAAACTAAACCAGGCATGATCCACTTGAACATTACACCGATATGGGATAGGAAGGTGATATCGACAGCCGGGAGTAATCGCCGGATGACAGCCTGGCATATTCGAAACTGGAATAAACCTATAGGTTGATCGGGACTGAAAAACATGACGAACGTACTCATGCCATTCACCAGACCAAAGATCGAATTGCCACCATGAGCCCAAAGAAAGTTGACGGCAAAAAGGAAGAAAGGCCGGAAGGTGATCTATCAAAAATAATTGCTCCGGAAATTGGGGGATAAAGAAAAAACGGGGAGTATGGAGCTTCTGAGTCAACGAACAAAAAAAGGGGCGTTAGCCCCTCTCTTTGTCAAAGATTGATCAGTTCTTCAACATCTCTTACCTTGCCATCCAGTGTCCTCTTCATTTCGTCGATCACTGAGGTAATCACTGCCGAGTTTGAAGTTTTGAATTCATTCCCGTTGGCATCCCTCAGACTGATCACTGAACTCAGCGAATCGGCCCCGATCTGGAAGGTCTGCAACTTCCTTCTCGAATCGTTCAGTGTCTTCCACCGGTCAATCAGCATCGACAAATCTTCCACCCGCTGGATCCGTTCCTCCAGACTCAGCTTGCGAGGTTCTTCAACTACGTCCTTAACCACCGTTAGAACTGGAGCAACTTCAACAACTTCAACAACTTCAGCAACTACTGCTGTTTTTTCGGCAACATTTGTTTTACCCATAACATTATGCCGCTGCCCTGCGGACTTATTTTGGCATCTGGCTCAGCCGGTTAAATTTAAATTACGGGAAATCACCATTGAGCCGGACGGATTCTAGTCAAGGGCGAATGTCAGTTTCGAAGAAAGTGACCAAGTGCGAAGCATGGAATGGAATAGGTTATTCTGTATTTCAATCCCCATTCCACCCTTTACTTTTCCGGACGGCGATCAATACCTTTGCCCGGAATTTGAGTGTAACAAGCAATTCTCTGTCAACTTCGTAAAGCCTTACCATTTGTAGCGACCAAAAAAAGGGGCGCAAGCCCCTCACATTACAATCCCGGATCAGCATCTGAATACGATTCATCACCATGTCCGGTACCACCGAAATCTTCATCCTATCCACATACGTCAAAATGCTCATTGTAGGAGTCACACATCGAGCAATCACCATCTGGTCTGATACAATATGCCATAGTTACTTTGCCGCTGCCCTGCGGGCTTATTTTGGCATCTGGCACGCCCGGTTAATTACTGAATAAAATTTCCCTGATTTGCATACTTCGATTCAACCTTCTCTGATCCCCAGGTATCCCGCATTTCATCCATCGATTGAATCTTGCCGTTTTTCTTCTTGTATTCACCTTTGTGCCAGTACCAGGCAGCTTTAGGATGTGAGAACCAGAATCCTTCAGACTTCAATGTTTCACGGACCGCAAACGTGTTACCGGTGATCCATATCCATGAACCAATCATCTCAATTTCGATTCCGGGAATGAAGATTATGCGGTCAAGCCTTTGTTTGATTTCTTCTGAAACCTGTTGCTCATATTCCTTCCTTGCTTCCGTAAAATCAGTATTCGAGTTGATAAGCCTTTTCGAAAGCCTTTCATACTGATCATTAATAACCTGCATTGTTGCAGTGTCGCCGCCTTTATCCGGATGATACAGAAATGCAAGGCGTCGGTACTCCTTGCGTAACTCATCCAATGTCTTAACACCTTCGAAAAATTTCATTGAGTTCACCGCTGCCCTGCGGATTTATGTAGGCTGGCTCTCCTGTTAATTTTGAGCCAACCACCCATTGAACAGACCGGATTCTAGTCAAGGGTAGTTCCGGTAATCAAGGTCAAAACCCCTTGACTTTTCCGGGATGCGATCAATAACTTCGCGGCAAAATTGTAGGAGAGATAATACCACTCTGTCCTCTGGGCGATCCATCGGCAGTCTCTTTTGGTTCTTTTCTCTGATGCCTTGCCTGCAAATTCAGAGAAAAGAACTGCGCAAAATTTTTAGGAGCATAGCTGGTCCCTGAAAATTCATGAGTTTGCAAAACGAATGGCGCAAGGTTCTTTTTGGTCGCTTTTTCTTACAAGAAAAAGCGTAGAGGACAATTCGCCCTTATAAAGTTCATTTTCTCATAAATTGCTGTAATTTATGCCATTCCGACAATAAAAACGCTCAAACGTTTTTATTTAACAAGGGACTGCCGAACTCGCCCTACCGAAAGACGCAGAAAAGGGGGCAGATTCGAAGGAAATATGAGGGGCTGGGTGGTGCATACCAGTACGCTTGGTGGTGTGTGCTAATACGCACTGTGGTGTATGTCAGAATCAGTCCTATACTTGGGCATACAAGCATAAGCAGTCCTATACGGATCGCCTTAGCATGATGAAAGTATGATGGGGTAGGGTAGGGAACTGAACTGAAGCAATTATAGTCTTGGGCTTACGAATGTAGAGTTGCCTGATTGATATAGGATGTCACCATACTTAGTCCACATGCGTTTATCGACAGCATCGCCAAAGTGGGTGGCTTCTTCAGGCAGAATTTTATCCTTACGCTCGGATGATTTGTCCTTATCAAATTTGCCATCCCGTTCAATGACTCTGGTATTGTTCATTGATATGATGGTGTACTTACAATTGCGACCATTGATGATCCACTTGGGATATCGGGGATCATTCCCTTTTAGGATGTTTGCCCACATCAGATACTTATCATGTTGTGGTGGCTCCATGCCTCGGTGTACACGTGCTGTCACTCTCCATCCGCGTTTCATTAGACGCTCAATGGCTTGCTCGTTGTATGGCTTTGAATTTTTCACATTGGGCTGGCGATGATCGCCGTATCTATCCCTGAAGTAAAACAGATCCCTGCATGGATGTTCCTTGTAGTAATCACAAAACATATCAACCAGATCATCAACGGGTACGCTCTTGGCATCCTGTGGCTTGATGTGAAATTCATTGATCGTACAATCAACCGGCTCTACCATCTTGGTTGCAAAATTGTAGTTTCGTTCCTGCCCAATACTAAACAGGTTGATCTTTGCTCCCCAGTCGGGAACTATCTCCAACGGACGATTAGGATCACAATCCAGATCGAAACGACAATCAGGCGTGGAAAGCTGATCAGCATCCCAGTTACTGTTTTCAGCAACTCCCCTGATAAAATCATCATTGTAAGCATCGTAATAGATATGCTTTTGCGAATCGAGCGGGTAATAACAGTCCTCTACTTTATCGATGATCCAATTCAGGATCTCGATCATGAAAGTAAGCAGTGTTTGCTTTTTATACTCCCTGGTAATATACGACATGCCAAGATTCTGCACATTATCGAATGCATTGGCCAGGGTGAAGAGCAATCCATCTTTCGAAACAAAAGGAGCAATCTGTTTTTTCATCCTGACTGTTTCGTTCCAGATGTCTTTAAAAAGTCTTTTATCTCCTGAAATTGCAGCATCAATCACCTGCAGTTGCAGTTTTACGATTCTATTCCAGATATCGAATATTTGGATTCCGGCTTCTTCCTTATAATAATCACCATATCGGAGCAACCACATCTGATCCCGGGTATAAGGCATCGAAGAAACATACCTGAAACCATGATGTTGTTTAATGCGTTTAGGAGCTTTGAATCCAAAGTATTCCTCATTTCCACGATTGGCTGGAGAAACTTCTTCGTCGTAGCGTTCTTTATTCAGGGTAAGCGCTTCGTCCACAATCTCACGGTCAAGATTGGGCCCGCGGCTGGATCCGGCTCGCTCCTGGGATAACATCATGAAGCCGGTACCGTTGGCGAAGGATATAAAATTATCGAATCCTTGCTTGGTAATTTTTTCATAAGGCTCGGCAAAACCCAGCTTTTTATCTGGCCGGCCACCTATCTTGAAATCTTTATCTTTCTCATATCCTAACTTTTCAAGAAATTTCAGGGTGGATGGTAATGTACGGGTATAAATCTGGCCGTATGTTCTGCCGGTAATGGAAGTAATCGATCTGGGCATTTTTCGCACGATCTGGTTGATCTCCCATCCAATTTTGTACGATTTACCCGTTCCACGGCCTTCAATGTCTACCTCGTTTTTGGCATCATTAATTACCGACAGCTGCTGCGGACCATTCAGTTCAATTAGTTCGGTTATCATGTGCCCATTATTTCTTCGGCATCGGCTTCGGTAATTTCATTACCTCCATAAATGGCCCTGTTTAATTCACGAAGTGCAGCTTCGGGAATATCTTTCAAATTATTCAGATTAACTTTTACCGACCTGTTATCATTCTGTATCAGGATATAGAACTGGTGTTTTTCATTGCGTTCCGGATCCGGCGGATCTGTTGGTTTTTCACCAATGAGTTTTATTAGGTTGGCATGTTCCATGGCAATCACCCGACGGTCCTTTTCTGATTCGGCATTGCGACATTTTTGAATATTTTTCACAATATCATTCAAAACCCAGGTATGCCAGAAGTCAAAATCAAACGTATGTAGCGAGTTAAATATCCTCACAGCAAAGCGAAGATCTTCATAAGCCTGAACCCTGGTTATGTGGGGATATTTCTGGTGATGGATAGCAACCGCCTGGCGTTGCAAAGGATTTTTATCCAGTATCTTGGCAGCCGACACAATACGGTCAAGCATTTCCTGGTGATCTTCCGGAAGCGGCGAATTATCCGGATCCAGCACATGCGCCTTGATCAGTTCAAATTTGGTATCTTCCAATGCTCTTCGACTCATAAGTTTTTAATTTTGTTGAAAGTATAATTTATCAATCGAACAAACTGAACAGCCAAAAATGACGTAATCAAATTTTCTATAATGAGCATATATAAATTCTCATCACCTTTGATCAGATGTTCCAGTATTGAAATTGCATATATGATTAACCAATACATCAAAAATTTCTTTTTGCTCATACTCTTGCCTCCTTTTGAAAATTCAGCATCATTTGCTGGCTCGGACTGGATCCATTCATAGCCGATTGCTTTATGGCTGTTCTTAGACTAACTTCAGCTTCCAGCCAACCTTTATAATATGCAGCTGTACGAAAATGAAAGGTGTTCCTGGCTTCAATCTGGGCAAGAAACTCTTCTGTTTCATCTTCTGTTAATTCAATATTGACTGCGATCAATTCAGGAGAAAAAAACAGTCCTGCCATTTCCTCAATCATCTTGAGTCTTTCAATTTCTTCGCTAGGTAGTGCCTCGTACAAATTCATTTTCAAGTACATTTAAATCAAATTCAAAAACTTCCGGATCAGTAAAAATTGTTCCCCGCTCCAGTTTGGGATTATCGGTTGCATTTTGGCTGGTAGTGATACAAATCTTCCAGTTTTCGTTCCAAATCAGTGCAACTTTGGCATGAACCGACGTACATCTGTAATCAAAACTCTGGATGAGCATCTGGAAGGGTTTCGGGCTCATGCTCCGTACCCGGTTATCGATGATCACCCTGAACGATAACAATTCTTTTTGCTCAATCCGGTTCTGCAGCTGCTCAATGCTTTTTTGGCTGAACGAATAGGAAGTCATAAAGCAATGCGCCGGACCGGTCTGTTTCAGAATATAAACGATCAGCCTCACCAGGTTAAAGTTTCCCCAGCTGTAAAAATGGGTGGTTTTACCGTTTTGAAGCTCACCGATGGCTTTACTCAGGTTCTGTCCATCATCCGCTACAAAAACCGAAGCTCCTTCCATACAAACTAACCCAACCGGATCCGGTTTTAACTTCTTGGGTGGACAGGGTGGTGGATTTTCAAACCTCGGCAGACCAGGACCTGATTTAAATAGATTAGTGAGCATGGAAGAAGCAATCAAAGAATCCACCACAGTACAAAACGAAAAGTGATAATGCTAAACCTATAATGCAATTCATTGCATCAAAATACCTGTTTGTCGGTTCACCATCTCTAACAATGTTCACAATCAACCTTATCAGATAAATTACCAGTAGTGTAATTTGCGGCCACATAGCTTAAATTTTTAAAAGTTTATAATCAATTTCTTCAATCAGTTTCAACCTGGCTTTAATCCGGTTTTCAAGTTTCATCCGTTTAGGTCCGTTGGGCATCGGCTTCTTAACCGTACCCTGTTTTTCGCTCTGGTAATCCAGCAGACTCTGGTCCTTCGTATTGGCCGACTGTTGATTCTTCTTCATCTTTCGAAGCTGCTCTCCATCGTCGGGTAATTCGGTGACTACCTTTTCTTTAGGTTTTGGCCAAATTTCTTCTTCTTCCGGTACATGGCCCGACTTTTTATATTCCTCCTGAACTTCATAAAGAATTCCAAGCCGTTCACTTAATGCTTTAACCATATCAAAAAGCTGAACCCGTTTACTTTTCAGCGCCTGGCTGTTACCTTCCGGCATTTCGCTCATGATGCGATGCAGCTTGCTCCGCTCCTGGAACGATTCACCATATTCAGCAATCACCCTTCTCATCACCGACGGATATTCCGTTGGATCACTTGTCTGTAGTAATTCCGGCAATTCTTCATCCCAAACTTGTTTCGGGATCCCATCCTTAAGCTCCTTAATCTCTTTAATCTCCTTTTTTCTGCTCATTTCAATCAGAAATTCTCCGTAATCAAGTCCAACCGATTTACACATTTCAACCACTATTTTAGTGGCATATCTATTTTGATGATTTGGAAAATCACGCTTCAGCATCATATTCTTGCCATATTTCCGATAAAGTTCTACGCCCTGGGTATAATCGCAGCCTTCAGCAATCCAGTTCAATACTTCCTGTTTAATTTCCATTGATATCATCTACATTCCTTTCTAATTTATATTCCAGTTTTTTGCGTAAGCTGGGAGTTTCTCCCGACTCAAACATTTTCAGAAGATTTACTCCATGAAGGTATTTTTTGAATATTCTTATGCCTTCATTGAAATCACGATCACTTTCCAGCCATCTGCAGATATCAATCAGATTGACACTAATATCATTCGTTTCAAATTGTGATTTATCAGGGAACATCTTCCATAACCAATACATCAGTGGCCTATTCAAGCCCATATCATTGAATGACATAAACTGACAACTTGCTAATCGTTCATTCAACTCCTGAAGCGTATAGTTTTTAAAAATGGTTTTCTTCTGATCAGTCAACAGGATGCCACTTTCAGCATATACTGAATTCCCATACAGGCTTTTCATGGTCAGGCCAATTCCTTCGGCATAATCGAAGCCGGACATGATTTCGATAAATCGGGTTTTATTGAATAGGATAGGAGTATGGCAGTCGTAATGAAATGCCGGAAGTCCTTTGATAAAAAGGGTTTCCATCGTTCGTAGCAGACGTTTGCGCCAATAGTTAAGTTCCCAGTACATGGGTCTGAAATCGAGCATATTTCCCTTATGAAATGCCGGTATTTCGCCAACCTCCATAGGCTGCAATACCAGGTGATCATCATTGATGAAGAGAAAATCATCGGCCAGACGTTCATCGGCACAGGCGGCCAATACTTTGTGGATTATATTTCCATCTGCATTCACAGCCGGATCAAATATATCTTCAGCCTCGAGGTGAATTACATTCTGTAAAAATTCGGGGTTTGCTCCAACTACAAATACTTGGCGAAATCCCTTCAGGTTTTTTTCCAGACTCCTTAAGCTGAAGCGGATCTCGTTGTCATTCCACTTCGATCCGGTACCAAGCACATATACCACATCAATATCTCCGGTTCTTTCAACCGTTTGGGCTGGACTGACGTTTACTTTATGGTTTGATTTTTCAGTCTTGCCATGGTTTCCGGGCGTATCAGTATGAACCAGTGCAAGATCAATCCATTCTGTTTTTTTTACAAATTCCACCAGCTTGCTGATAAAATGAAAATCTGCATTGTAAAGGGGCAGCGTTTTGCTCGTGTTTTTAAACCGGGCATGAAACACGCACGATGCCCAGTCAATTCCGCCGTTTTTAATTCTTTTGGACTGAAATTGCTGATCATTCGGGAATAGCCGTCCGTCAGGATAACGATATCTGATAATGTAAATGCAATATTCCTGGGTGATGCGCAATAATAACTTTTCTACCCCTTTGGGATCTGCCAGATAATTATCATCATCCAGCACCAGTATATATCCATCGGTAATGGGTTCAAATAATTTTGAAATGTATTCATCTGCCGGAAAATCGTTATGCGATTTTCGTTCACGGCTCTCACACTTGATTATTTTGGTAGGATGGTAGGTTTCGGCATATTCCATGCTTCCCGGAGTATCCACACCAACAATGATATCAATGTTTTTATGCGTTTGCATCCTGACCGATTCAATGCAGCGTTTAAAAGCTGCAGGTCGGTCATGCGTTCGGATCACCACAGTAAGCTTATCTGATGAAATGTGTTTTTCAATCATGGTTTTAAATGTTTGTCGTTGTCGAATCCTTCGGCCAGCCTCAGGTAATGTAAAATATACAACTCCCTGATCAGCCTTATTTTCAGTCCTGATGCCAGTATAGCCTTACTTATTTTGGTATCTACCCCTAAAATATGCTTCGAAGCTGCAGTGCGGATAACTTCACTCCTGATCCTAGTCCAGGTATTTTTTCGGATCACCATCAGGTGTCCTGCAATCTTCCGGTCAAGGATTTCTGTTTGGTTATATTCTAACGAGGATAGCAAATCAGCCATAGTTTTATGGTACCGAATCGAATCATTCTCCATATCCGCTCCGGTTGGCACCTGGCAGGCGTAATGACATCGGCTGGCATAACAGGTAAATAATCCGGTTTCGGGAAATAATTCGGTATATCGCTTAATCACCTCTCCAAAATTTGGCTTTAAAAATGCTGTATCGCCGTCCATGATCACCACCCAGTCGTTGGGATTAGTGACTAATTTGAAATACAGGTCAATGGCTGCCAAAAATTTCTTGTCATGAGCGTATGGAGTGAAAAACCAGATCATGCAGCCTTTTTATTATATCGACGTGCTTCTCGTTGATAACCTTTAAACTTCCTGCGTTTAGTGGT